CGAGCAAATTGAGGCTGACGGTATGTCGGTCGATGAGGCAATAGCTTATATCGGTCAGCAAGCGGGCAAGGATGTGTCGCTCGCCGACATTGGATCAAACACGCAAGCCTTGGTTGATGTCATAAGCGTGCTTCCTGGCCCAGGTAAGGCAACGGCTACTAGATTTTTAAGGCAGAGGATGGAAGGCCGGAATGGTCGCTTGGGAACAATTTTGCAAGATGCGTTCGGTAAACGAGCAGCTTTTTACAACGATTTTCAGGCAATGAAAGGCGCTAAAAACGACACTGCTAATAAGCTGTACGGCGCTGCAAACAAGATAGATATCCCATTCACTCCAGAGCTTCAGGAATTGTTGCGAACGCCAGCCCTGCAACAAGCCTACGACAGTGCAGCTCGAATTGCCGGCAATAAAAAAGATAATGCGATGAGTTTTAGGCTGACGCCAGACGGCGAGATTCTAGATATGGAAGGTAACGTTGTTTCGGCAATAAACACACGATTCCTGCACTTTATGAAGCAAGGCCTAGATGATGTCGCTTTTCCGAAAATGCCGGCGCAGGGTATTGGCGCAACGGAGGTCAATGCGATCAGAGACTTGCGCTCTGAGTTTGTGGAGCTGATGGATGCCGCCAACCCAATGTACGGCAGAGCCCGGGCAATGTACGCCGGTGACAGCGCGGTGATGGAAGCAATGAAAATAGGTCGAGGGCTTCTCAGGGAAGATCCTGACGAGCTTGCCGCAAGAATTGTCCGCATGAACAAAAGCGAAAAGGAGGCTTTTCGGTTAGGCGCGTTGCAGAATTTGCAGGACCAATTCGATTTAAGCGTCGAGTCTGCGAACATGGCCAGAAATATAATGAAGTCTGCGAGACGGCGCCAATTGCTACGATTAGCTTTTCCTGACGGCGAGGAGGGTAAGGCAACCTTCGAGGTGTTTATGGATAACTTGGGTCGCGAGAGCAATATGGCGGTGACAGAGCGCGCCGGGATGAATAGCGCAACGGCTCAGCGCAGCGAATTGATTGGCACCATTAGAAACCAGGTAGACAATGGATCAAATCTGCCAACGTCTGGAATTGATTTGATCATGTCTAGCCTGCGGGATACCAATCGGACACAGTCAGACGTTTCCTTGCGCGCCGTTTCCGAGGAGCTTGCAAGAGTGCTCACTGAGACGAACCCGGCCCTGCTGCCGCAAGTACTGGCTGATCTTGGAAAAGGAACATTGCTTGACTCGCTAAAGCGTAATGCGCCGAGCCTATTGCCGCAGTTATTGCCAATGCTTGGGCGAGGCCTTACTGGTCCCGGCAACGTTGGTTCAATGAGCGGACGGGCTGGCGCAGGGGTGGCACCTTTAAATGATCAGCAATCCGCACTGCTTGGTCTATAATCGTCGCTGAGATTGGGTTGGGCGGCACGAGCAGTGCCGGTTCGACCCCTCTTTTTTTGGATTTGCACCAAGATTACACCAATCTAGCTAAGAGTCCCTTAATACGGGCTCCTTCGACCCCGGCCCCGGGCACCATTCCCCTCTACACTTCTCTACACTTCTCTACACAAAGCCCCATAAATAAAGGCTTCTAGGCCTTTACATTCGCCCGATAAAACACTTAGATACACTCCTGTACATGTTTTTACTTGTTCAATTACACCAAATTGCACCAATAATTACACCAGGAGCGGGTATGCAAGGGACTTATCAAAAGCGTGGAAATCGTTGGCGAGCAATAATTATGGTGCATGGTCGGCGCCGTTCAGCGACGTTCGACACCAAGCGCCAGGCGCAGGTATGGGTGGCCGAGATGATCACCACAGATACTGGGGTCGCGATAGCAACCGGCACGCTGCGCGAGCTCTGCGAGCGGTACAAACGAGAGGTGAGCGAAAAAAAGCGAGGCGCGCAAAAGGAGCGCATTCGCTTGGACATGTATGCTCGCAGGTATCCTGAATTGTTTGACCGCAAACTGATCAACATACAGCGCGAGGATGTCGAGCGTCTAATCGATGATCGACTAAAAGAGATCGAACCAAGCACGATGAATCGCGACCTGAACTTGATCAGTAATGTGTTTAAGTACGCCAGGCGCTGGCGCATGATGGCGCACAACCCAATGACCGATTTGATGCGCCCTAAAGATCCCGAGCCACGGAACCGTCGGGTCAGTGATCAAGAGATAGAGCTGTTGCTAGTCGCGCTAAATTACACCGATGATCAACCAATAACAGCCCAGCGTCAAAAAGTCGCGATAGCATTCTTGGTTGCGCTGGAAACGGCCATGCGGCAGGGAGAGATTGCCCAGGTGAAGTGGTCTGATGTGCATCTTGACGAGCGCTATATAGCCTTGCCACACACAATCACAAAGACGGCCGTGTCTCGCAACGTGCCGCTATCAGCCCGGGCGATAGAACTAATACAAAGGCTCGACCATGAAAAGGAAACGATGCTGGGCGTCTCTGCTGGCGTGGTCAGCACCATGTTTAGGAAGGCCGTCGCAGACAGCGCAATCGACAACCTGACGTTTCATGATACCCGGCACGAGGCGACGACCAGGCTGGCGCAGAAGCTTCAAGTGCTCGATCTTGCTAGGGTGACAGGCCACAGAGACATTAAGCAATTGATGACCTATTACAACAAGGATGCGCGAGAGCTCGCAGATCTGCTTTAGCCTTTGGCCCATCGAACGATATCGGCCTTTAGCCAAAGGGCGCCAGTACCTCTTGTTTTAGGGAACCCGGGCTGTTTCGCAAGCTTTTCTGCAAAGTATCGTTTTTTAAAGTGCAGGTAGTTAGCGCACTCTTTTGCATCCCACAAAACCTCGCTTTCCTTCGGCGCCTTGCTCATTTGCAAAGCGATTTTCTCAGCAAGTAAGTCGTAATCTAAAGCCAGGTCCATAAAGCGCCCCCAGTACAAACGAGCAGGGTTGCAAGAATAATAATCTTTGCCTGGTCATCTGCCTGACAGTAATTATCGCCCCAGCGTCTTCTCTTTAAAAAGCTCATGATAGATCCCCCTCAAGCTCTTCGGCAAAAGTCTTAAACTGATGCTCGTGCCGAAACATATCGTCGTCGTTTATCTCCACATCTTCCATGCTGATCTCGATAAGCAGCTCGGCGTAGTGAATGATCTTGCGCAGATCATCGACAGAGTTTTTGTGCTTTTTCTTCCATCGACAGGCGTACTTAATGATCGATGACTCGCAGGCGCCAAGGCCATTCTTCTGACAAAAATAAACTGGTTGGATGGCGAAATCTGCGTAATGAGATCCCCCAACTTGCCTCTTAAATGCAGACATCATTCATCTCCTTTTTATCCCACTTCCGAGCAAGCCAGAACGCTGCTCGCTGCCCTTGCCACATATCTATATCGTCTATGCTGTTAGCGATTCGGCACTTCCGGCAGATCCGTGTATGGACCAAAATTATTGTCCCGCACATGCACTTCATCACTCGCTCGCTGTCTTCATTGATCTTAGCCAAGAGCATCTTCCCATTGCTGACATTCATTCGGCATGCGGACAAAATCGACAGGCACAATTCCGTGGATGCGGCAGAGGTCTATCGTCAGCATGATGCACTCGTAACAAGCGTGCTTGCGCGGCAGCAGCGGTAACTCAACTGGCTTTTTCTTCTTCACTGAAACGCTCCAAAAGTCTGAGGATGTCTCGCAAGTTGGTCGCGATCTCATCTTGCACTTCTAAAAGTTGATCGAAATCTTCTGTCGTCAACTCGATAATAAACTTGCTCATCCGGTAACCTCGCCGCTAAAGCTTTTTCTCAAATGGTCCACCTCTGGATCGCCGATCACCTTGATATCCATCGCTCGACTGATTTCCTTGCTGCTCCAGCCACCTTCACCACCATTTGAAAACGAGTGACCTGTCACCGTGTTCTTAAAATCAACACGATCGTCGGCGCTATCGAAGGCCTTCGCCCAGTTAGCAAGCAGGTCAGGAATAAACAGATGATCAGGGCAGGCCTCTCTCTGCTCTTCGCCGGTCAGGTTCTTCTTGTGCTTTTCACAGGACCATCGAGCGTCACCGTCAGTCTGCGGGGTTGCGTATGCGCAGGTACGACAACTCAGCGCTGGCGTTTGAAAGCCATGACACAGAGCCTGGTGATCGCAGAACTTACACTTGTAGAACGCAGCGTCAGTGCTGATACCTTCAGGCGGTCGATCGCTCGTGATGATGTGCTCGGCCTTGCGTAGCAGGGCATCTGCGTGCGCTGGATTGTGCTCAACGCGCTCGAAGTACAGCGAGTCGTCGTTTTTGTTCACTGCCTGGTAGAGCGCCCGAGGGATGTTCATCAGGTGCATATAGATCTGCATCTGGCTGTAATGCTCGGGCTTCGCGACAGCAACGCCATCCTTTACAACACCCTTAAACGACTTGTCGTTATGCGTTTTCTGCTCGCTAACATGGGGCGTTTTTGGCGCCTCTGCCACGCCCATCAACACACCGTCAAGGCTTCCGCCGAAATGGCCCCCAACAGCCTCCACGCGCCACTGCTGATTCATGTCGGGGTCCACGTCCCAGACAGTTACACCAGCCAGCCGCAGAAGATGATTAAACCAATCCTCCTCGCGCTGACCGCGAGCAAACAAGCGCAGCAATCGTCCGCTGTGCTTGGTCACTGTGGTCCAACGAAAGCTGTACCACAACTCGCGGCGGCACTCACGACCAATGATCGAGGCGCCGAGGTGATACCGGCCAGGTGATGATCCGGCATCGTCCTCGACTGCGCGATCCAGCAGCGACAGCGTAGAGTTCTCGTTAGCTGGGATAGCGGCCATCGTTATTCCCAGGGCTTCTTGCCGGCGGGGGCGTCTGGTGCTGAAGTCGCGACAGCACTTGCCTGCGTAGCTGGCGCAGGCGCAGCCTGTGGAGACACCGGCGCGTAAGCCTTGATCTCGTTGCTCTCCATATAGCCATTGGATGGCGGTCGGACGACAACCTTGATCATCGCCATCTTATCGTGCAGCTCTTCCGTGTCTGTGATGCCAACCTTGCCGAAGGACCGGCAGATCGCCGCTAGATCTCGCTGCGCGATTTCTTCCGCTTTTGGATTTGGGTTTTTGATATTAAGGCGATCCCAAATCTTTCGGCTTGCATACGGTCCCTCTTGGATCTCCCAGGTGAGCTCGATCATCTCGCCGGTGCCAGCCTTCGTCAGCCGCACTTCGGACGACAAGATCATCGCCTTGTACATGCCCTCTTTGATGACCTCGTAATTTGCTGGGTCGGATGGTGCCTCGATGCCGTCGGTTGTAAAGCTAAATTCGGCCATGATTAATTACCTCTCTTGGTGGTTGTTTCAATAATTGCTGCTTCAAATGCGGCCCAGTTAAAGTCGATTTCGGCAGGAAGCCCATATCGATTCTTTGCAATAAAGCCTGGGGTTTCGGTAGTGCAGAGCACGCGCTCGCCGGTACTGATGCCACGCACTCGCGTATTACCAAAGCCCTTGTCTTCCTTCTTTGTGATGACCTTGTGCTTCGCAAACATCACGGCATCGACGCTCTCTTGAATTAGCCCCGAGGCCTTTTGATGCAGCTTGATCTCATATCGATCGTAGGTGTCGGAGTCTGGGCTCTCAAACTTGCGGATGTGCGTGTGAGCGATCAGGATGATGGCCATGCCTTTTCGATCGCGCAGCGTGTTAATGGCGGCGAGGAACTCACGCCAGAGGTCCAGGGCCATGACATAGCCCTTGCCGTAGCCAAGCTTCTCGATGCTGTCGATGTTGTTTTGCTCGCAGACGACCCTCCAAACTAACGGCTCCAGATGATCAAGGCTATCAACGACCAGCGTTTTATAGTCGTGCTCGTGCTCTATCAATGCAGCGATCGACTCGAGGCATTCGCTAAAGCTTTTCACCAGAGGAAAGGTTGACAGCTCAAGGGTGCCTTCACCGGCTTCTGTTTGTAGGAAGACGGGGTTGGGCGCCATTGCTCCGAAAGTCGTCTTACCGACGCCAGCCGAACCGTAAAGGACCAGGGAAGGTGGCTTCATATCCTTCGTCTTCTTGATGCTTGTTAAATCAATCATTTTCGTACACCTTGATTGTTATCGTTGATTTGCCAGACTTGGGCGCAATTGCTGCAAAGGTCGTCTTACCGACGCCAGCGGAACCGTAGACGATCATGGAAGGGGGCGTCATGCCCTTCGTCTTCTTGATACTTTTTAAATCAATCATCTTCGTTCACCTTAATTGTTATCGTTGCTTTGCCAGGCTTGGCAGAAATGGCGTGAGCGATGATCTTGTAGGTATCAGGCTCGTTGTTCCGCAGGAATCGCAGGCGCGTCTCATCCAGAACTTCTTTAGCTCGCAATGGTAGTAAGTTCTTCGGGATTTGATGCCGCACCTTCATCAGCTTCGCGCCGTCCAGGCTATAATTCAGACGGTTGTTTACGCTGATTTTTCGCCCAAACTTCGTGAGCGTAGTGACCGTGCCTTCTTCTTTTTGATCGAGAAAGGGGAGCATGCGATCTTCAATGCGTCGCAGCTCGGCCATGTTGCTAGTGATTAGTGCTTTGACGCAGAGCCACTGCTCTGCAAGGACATCGATGGGGGGTTCGTTGTGCGTGTTGCTTGTAATTTGTTCGGCTGTCATCGTCGTATCGCTCCTTTAAGTGCAAAAGGAGCTTAGCAATACGATGTAACCCTTGTAAACCTATTTATTACAATTAATTATCTGTGTAGATTTTCGGAACAGAGCGCAATTGCTTGATCAGTAGATAAGCCGATTTCTCCCTGGCATATGCTCTTAATTCTCCGTACCTTTTGGGCGGCACGAACGTTATTGCCAAAACATCTTGATAGTAGGTGGTAATTACCGGGATTTTTCGGCCTGAAAACTCTGACACCATCCAGCCTTGCCAATCTTGATCTCCAATAGATTGGACGGTGGCAGGCAGATTATCATTTGTACAATCCACAAAAGGCCTGTAATTATAAAAGGTATCCCAGTTGGCTTTTAATCCGGGGTTGTAAAAATCTTTATCGGGAGGGGTTGTTATATATATGGA